TTGTTTCAACTCTGCCTCGTACAACGGACGTAACGTATTCTTTATCATCTCAGCTTGGTCCTTATCAATAACTAGATCACAACTGTACGTCCCGAACTTAGGTTCAAACCGTTTGTTAGGTGAATTTAGATGACAGTACTTAGCGATGCCTTTTACTTTTATTACTGCGTGTTTCTTACGTGATTTTATACTCATATTTCTCTTAGTGTTTTTATCGGTGTTAAGACAGCAGGTACATTGCTCGATCTATTTGCGAGACGTCAAGCGTCCCAAGTTCAGGCAGGTCAGGCAACTTTGCTGTCGGGTGTTGATTCAATAACTCACATCTGAACTCGGCTAGTAAGTCAATTGAAAAGAAAGTCTTGTATGTTTTTCGTACATCTTGGTGTACTTTTCTTGCGTTACAGGCGTGGCTTATAAAGCAGTCGTGAACAAACCCCATGTCGTACGCCATACCGTACGCTAATCGGTGAACAACAGCTGCATCTATGCCGTGTATAAAGTTAGCAGTGATTCCTTTGCGTTGTTCCTTCGGGTCGATCTCGTCTGTGTCGTCCTCCAGTTCAACGGTTGTTGATATGTTACCGACTATTGTACGGCACTGTAACCGTTTCGTTTTAGTCAGTCCTTGTACAACTTTGTATCCACTCGGTGTCGTCCATCTGATTATCTGATTTCCTATTACATTAGCACAACCACGCAGGAACTGCTGAATACGGACAACACTCTCCAACTCCTCCCGTGCTACCGTGTTGAACTGTTCGGCTAGGTAATTGATAGCGTCGATGTTCTCTCCTTCTTGAAACGGATGGTTGTCTCCGATGATACTTAAAAAGTTACTAAGCACATGATAGTACGACTGACCGTATGGTTTGTTCATCACCGCAGCCTTAGCCATAGCTCTTGTTACTCCGTACTTGAACCATTCAGATGCTATATAACTCTCACTTGACTGCTCCTTCAACCGTTCGTACACAAGGTCAGCTATGTGCTGATACATATCTCCTACTGGTTGGTCAGGTACAAGGTTGCAGTGCTTGGCGTGACGTGTATCCCGTAATAACAAATGTAATATCTGCATACCGTTATTACTACAGTCCATACGTACAGGAAAGTGTGACACGTAACCATATCCCTCTTTTGTAAACTGTTGGTACTCATAACAGAACGCTAGGAATCCAAACGGTTCACTCGCTTCCATCCACCAGTCGTTAGTCATCGGGTCTTCTGCTGTTTCAAGGAACCACTTCTGATGTTTACCTACCCAATGCAACCGTTCTTCAATGCTTCCCTTTACTCCCCATGCATTAGCTCCGTGGATCAACAGTCGTTCAAGGTCGTCTTCATCTACAATCTGTTGACCATCACCGAATAACAAAAGACCACGAGCTAAGTCGTTACCCTGTGGGTGCAGATAAGCTGGCATATAATATACCCTGCCTCTGTAATCTACACGTGCTGGAAAGTAAACATCGTCCCACTCCCTGTACTTCTTAGCTAGGTGTAGGATTTTCGCGTGTTGTAGCCTTTTGCTACGGTTACTCTCATTGCGTCGTCGTATCTTATCCTGTTTAAACTTCCACTCACGTAATTCTTCAGGTCGTTCGTGTCCGTTCTCAAGGTACGGTTGCAGTGGTATCTCATGGAAGTCAAAGACCCGTTCCAATTCGTAACACTTTAGAGCCACATCTAAAATCTTCGTGTTAATTTTCCACTTTACCTGCTGTATGTTATTCACGGACACGTAAAGATTCTTCATGCTTGCAAACTCGTAGTTACTACCGTTCGGTCGGTTCATAACAAACGGATCGTCAAAGCTTTCGTACCCTCCGCTGTAAAAGTCTACCCAGTCCCTCGGTTTTGTCGGCAACGCCATACGCATCGGATCAAGCATCTCTTTCCATGTATCAAACCGTCGTACCCAATCACTAAACTTAGCTGAAAGCACCACGTCCTTGCGTAGCTTCTTACCAAATCGTTCGATACGAAACTCTATCAGTCCAGTGTGTCGTTCAATCTCTCCCAACAACCACGCACCTAACGATACCTTCAACCTTGTCTCCCAACACGTAAACCGTCGGTTATTCTTTTCAACCGTGTAAAACCGTTGCATCTTAGACCGTTTACTCTTCGGCTTTTGAACGCTGAACATCTTATTCTTTGCTACCGTATGTTCAGCTACCCGTTGTCGTGCTATCTCCTCAAATGCTTTTCCTACTTCCGATGCCAACCTACTAAAGTGTCGTGTCTCTGCGTACATCTTATCAAGCACGGTCTTCAACGCTATCTGTGCTACCATTTGTGGGTGGAAATCTGCTATGTAACACAACCAAATCGGCATGGACGGACTGTCATCACTGACAAATCGGTTAAAGAAGTCCTCTATAGGTTGTGCTAACTGTGGTGCAAGCTTACTTAACACACGCTTCGAGCTGTCCAACTCACTACCACGCTCACTCTCCTTATAGAACTGTTGGAACTGGCGATAGGTAGCTCGTCCCCATCGTTTCATCTCGGCTTCGATTGCGTTCACTTAGTCAGTCGTTCTCTTTCGTCTTCATTCATAAAACAAAACCAAGTAGGCGGACGAACACGAGGTCGGTC